GAAAATAATTATAGTATAAAGCTTCTGTCATCCCATCAGTATACTCAATGTTTTTTGAAGATTTTTTTTGAATAATTACATCTTCAAGTGTGCCATCATTTTTTTTCATTATCTAACATTGATTGTTCAACTATTTCCTGAACATATTCAGAAAAATGTTTTCTAATTGCTCCCATTGGCCGTGAACCAAATGACTCCCACAACCTTTTATATTCAATAATATTCTGTAGTGTAGTTGGGCAAACTACAATTCCGTTGTAGGATTTCATTACAGTTGGTAATGGTACGTGTTTACTACAACATTTACATTGTTTTGCTAGCTCTTGATATTCGCTCATATTATTTGCATCCTGTCCATTGCGTCTTTTAAATGTTCTGGCATTTTTGGAGGACGAATCATATTATAATGATTTGTTTCTCCGTCTGCTTTCCCAAAATCATCTTCATACGAGATAGATTCGTATGTATGTATATTAATTTCTTGATTTAAATCTGGTCTGGTTCTACTAATTGCATTAAAAATAGATCCACAAACTGCATCTGCCAAGTCCTTTGATCCTTTTCTTGGGTGGTCTACTTTATCCTTCATAATTTTTAATTGAAGTAATTCATCAATCAATAGTGGGATATGCGGACCATGAAGTCTTTCTTCTAAAACTATCATTGCCATATCATCATAATGTTTTTTGGCTACTGATAAAATTTCTGTATTTATTCCATATTGTTTTAATTGCTGCATCATGTCATGTGAATTCCATCTGTCAAAAGTACATATTCTAATTTTAAATCCTGCGGTTCTTAATGCCAATATGTAGTCTTTTACTTCAGTAAAATCAACAGATTTATCTGGTGTTGGCGTCCAATATCTAACCGCATCTACCTCTACTATTGGGGCTGGTTGTGAATATGTATCTGTAACTTTTACATTGACCCACCTTTGAACGTGTGCCATGGAAACAGCACAATGGTCATGTTTTTGAGCAAGGTCAACGTGTATAAAATATTCCTTATCTGGATCTGGAGCAAACCATGGTTCTAGCCTACCAAATGTATCAACTGCAAGCGATGTTACATTAAAAGCTTTTTCAATTTTTTCACGAGATTTAAAAAATGCATCTATCATCTCTGGTGGCATACATGCAAATCTTCCCAGGGCGTCTGGCATATTTTTATAAAATTCTACTTTGTAATCTTCAATTTTTTTAGTTGGGTTAACCTCCCAAGACGGGCGTTTGATCGCATATACTTTTGGAATTGCGTACGAAACAATATGGTCTTCTTCCCATTCAACCGTTATCTCATTTCCATCAGTTCCATCTGGTAAATCCTCATCCATTTTTAATGTTTTTGATTGAATAATAGTTTCTTTTTCAGCAATTACTGATTCATAAAATTTTTGTATTGGATCATTTTTAAAACGAGGAAATGACAGCAAAATAACTTTTCCATAATCTGGAAAACGAGAGATAACAGAAGCACGATACATGTCATAAATAGCATCAGCAGTCTTTGCTTGATCGTGACCTGTTGTGTTTTCTATTGCAAAACCTGAAATTTCATCAAGAATTACAGTAATAACGTTATACCCTTCCCATGCTTCTCTTTGAGAGTGACCTGAGTGAACTGTTATATTTTTATCAAATTTAATTTCCGAAGCTTTGGGTTCATATTTTCCTATAAACCAGGGGCATCTCTCAACTCGTGTTTTAAATCCTTTAAAAAAAACATTATTAGCTTGCTGTGCGTTAATAGCAATATTGAGGATATCAATTGTATCCCCTGGAGGTTTGCCGTAATAAGATGCTGGGTCCTTTAAGCATAATAAAAGATATACCATATACGAAACAGAAATTGTTGCAGTATAGTCTTTTCCTGATCCCTTTCCAAGTTGAGCTATAACTTCATTGCATGTTTGTTTAAACATGCGTTTGCCTTCTTGTTCTCCAAATAGTTTTACTAATGTTGATTCCTTATATATTTGAGAAGATTTTTCAATAAGAGTGTATTGATATTCTGATAATGGCGGCAGTCCTAAATAATTTGGATCAGTAACAAAAGTTCTTAAATCTACTGGCTTTTCTTCAAACTCTTCGCCATCTAATATATCTATGAGGTCAGAAAAATCAAATTCCATTTTTTGCAACCCTCACCTCTTTTGCAACGCTAGACGTATAAGTATATCTTTCACCAGAGGTAACTGGTTTTGTCCCATGCGTACAATGCTCTTCAGCACTATGAATAATTAAATCGCCAGCACTTGGTTTATATTCAATACCTTGTAATGGGTAATAAATCTCTCCACCTTCAAAATCATTTAAATATACAACAATGCCATACAGTGGATACAGTTCAATATCAAAACTTTGACCATCTTTATACTTATTAAATCTTTCAATCACATCAGAGTAAATATTTGCGTCATGATGCGGTTCATATTTACCGCCTTGTAAAAGCCTAATAACTTGACAACCCATGGCTACTTTTAATTCCCCTGGAATAATTTTTCTAATTTTTGAAGGGATTGGTCTTAAGTAATATGTTTTAGTTGCAATAGAAATATCTTGATTTTGTGCTTCCCATTTTTCTTCAGGTAAAGATCGAGCAAAACTAGTATAGTCTTCACACTCTTCTTTATTTAAAAAATTTTTATATACGTAAATATCTTTACCTATTGAAATAAGATTGGGGTTATCAAACAACATCTGATTCCTCAATAACTATAGGCTCAACGATTCCAGTTATTTGAGATAATCTTTTAGCAACTTCCATTTTGCAGTGAGAACAAGTTGATGTAACTTCTTTTAAAATACTTACGATAACTTCTTGTTTACGCTCTGCTTCTGCAACCTGTGATGCTATCTGGGTATTTTCTAAAACTCCAACCGACTGAAGCATTGCTATACGTTTTGTTTCAATATCCGCTATCAGCTTTAAGGCATTGGCTTTGATACTAAGTTGTCCTTGGGTATCTGCATCTTCTGAAGTTTTCCATGCTTCTTTAATAAGCATTGCATAATGTTGATCTGCTCCAGATATGGCTTCCCTTGCTCTATCTCTAATATTACTATCGTTATGGACAATTTGTTTCCATTCGTCCAAGTACTCGACCACCTCTGATCTTTTAAAGCCCGTCAGGGTAGCAATTTGTGTTGGGCTGTTGCCTTTTAAAGACTCAGCAACTACCCTATTCATGCGATCATAATGATCTGCTAATTCAATTTCCATATAAATATATTATACCATCTTAGTCAACTAAAATCACTCTGGCTTAGATTTAGCAATTTTAAGCAATATTAAATATCCAATTAAGTCGTCTATATCATTATCTCCAGGGTAGTCTGTGCCCTTCATAAGCCTATTTAATTTATCATCAATTCGTACATAAAGTTGCTCTTTTTGATCTGCTTTGCTAAATACCCGAATTGGATCAAGAGCTGAATTGCCATATGAAATATTTTTTTCAATTAGCATTTGTGCAATATTTAAACATTCACGAATAATTGCATTACCTGATGGGGCGCTAGTTCCTATTAGCTGAAGATCTGTTACCCATGTTTGAAAACCGCCGTCTTTATTTGGGAAATCCATAATTACCGCCTTTTTATTAATCCAAATTTTTCTAAATACCTCTGTATAGTCATAGCAGAGGTTCCCGCTTCTTTTGCTATTTCTGTTACTGTTTTCTTTTGCACCACATATCTTCTATGTAGCCAATCTTTGCTTTGATAAAATTTCATCTTGTTGTTAGCACCTGACTAGCGTAATAAGCAATACCGAACGAATCGGCAACATCAAAATCATTTATAGACAAATCATATTTTGTATTAAAATAATCTGCTGTTCTTTGTTTACGCATATTTCTTAATTGGTTTTTGTACCACGAGTCAGCATATCCTGGATTAGCTGCTCTTATTGTAGACTTCTCATCTTTTGTTGGATTCTTGTTGCCAATATGCGCCTGCCACGAGGTAGGGCTAATTGTAATAACCTTAGCCCCAGTAGACATAAGCTCAGCAATAACAACCCCATAGACATAAGATAATTTTATCACAGCATCTGGTGATCTGACAAGCACTGCACCCTCTACAACAATATAATCAGCTTTTAATTCATCAAGCATTAATGACATTTTCTTTTTAGCGTCATAAATTTTTTCATAAATATCTTGACCGTCTAAATTTATTTTGCCCCATTTTAGAGGAATATCATTTTCCATTAAACAAAAAGCTATTGAATTTGTGGACGCATCAATTCCCAATACCCTATATGCTTTTGTTTTAACAAGACTAGCTAAGCTCATTAATTATCTCCTGAACCATTTTAAGTGCTTTAGTCTTATCTCCCTTAATGCACGTTGAACAAATGTCACTATCATTATATCTACTTAATTCTGATTTACATTTTTTGCAATTTCTCAATGCGCCTTTTTTAATTGCCTTTTTTTCATAATATCTGTCCATTATTCTTTTGTTAGTTGCAATTCTGCAACACTCATCTGAACAATATTTTTGATTATGCGTTTTTGAAGTAAATTCTTTAGAACATTCTTTATTGGCACAAATCATAATCTGTCATCCTGATATAATTCTATCTGAACTGTTCCAACTGGAGTTTCTTTTGAGTAACACTCTTTTTTAATTGGACAATATGTACAAGGCATTTTGGATTTAGTGGCGCCAGCAGGTCGCATCGGGATGTCTCCATCTTTAAAATTATCGTACACCTCTTGCATCCATAAAAAAGCGTCCTCAATAATTGATTTATTTTTTTCATTCATAGAAACTGGAATCAACAATATCTCTTGGGTGTTTTTATTTTCATAAAGGAAAAATCCTTCTTTAGCATTTTTAAGCTTCATGTATGTTAGAAGTTGCAACATATGATTTGAAGAAGATTTCATTTCTGCTTGTCGTGTATCCCACACCTCTTGCTTAGCAGTCTTAATTTCTCCGATTACAGTTTCTCCATCATATTCCATAATAAGATCTATAAACCCACGAATTGGAGGATACTCATTTACAATTTCTTCTTCTTCTGCCCTAAACTCTGGCATTGTAGAAATTAATTTTTGTAATCTCTCATGAGCTTGAGTTCCTTGTGCCATATTTGCAACTGCAACTGAATCATTATCATCAATAAATATTGCCCCAGAAAATGCCATGTACCAATACCTTGGGCATTTACCGTGACCATATCCTAAAGCACTAGGACTAAAAGATTTTTTAGTCATTGTTCCATCTGCACGTTTAGTATTTTTGTAGGCCTCATCTAATAAATCAGCAAATTTTTCTGGGTCAAAAGATTTTCCAGTATGTTTTTTAAATTTAAGATTTTTTACTATATCTCTAGCCATTCATTGGGCTCCATAACTTTTCATTTCCATCACTATAATGTCTAGACATGACAAATAAAAGATCTGATAATCTATTTAGGTAAATAAGAGGTAATTGACTTAAACTTTCTTTTATATGACTTTCTACATCAGTAGCAAACCATAACCAAACATCTCTTTCAGCCCGCCTTACTATTGTTCTAGCTAAATGCATAGGCCCCCTTGGAAGAATAAATGAATGTAAAGGGTTAAGATCGTTATTTAAATCGTCAATCATTTCTTCAAGCCAGTCTATCCTGCCCTGAGTAATCTTTACAGTGGTTGACCCAGCTAGCTCTGCTCCTAAATCAAATAAATCGTTTTGAACCTTATCTATAATATTGTATAGCCTGATATCCATTTGACCCATGTGTCCTAATGCTGCATTTGCTTCATCCACAGAACCTATGGCATAAATACGTGAACTAAACTTAGATGTTCTAGTATTGTCTGCCAGGGCGGTAGTACCGTCGTCTCCAGTTTTAGTATATATTTTAGTTAAATGTACCATTATGAGTTATACCTTACGACATACTTGAGTGCATCTACAAGCTTGTCTATAGATTCCTTTACTGAATAATATACGTTCTTTTTATTATTGTTTACAGTTCCAGCCTTATCTTTTGCAATTGTTGAATAAACTGATGCCATCACAGCAAATTTAGTAGACATTGCTTGTAACTCCATAATGAGAACTGGAGCTTTTGCAGAAGGAACTTCTGGATTCATTAAAATTTTAACAACAATAGCTAAAGCTTTATCTAGATGTTCGTCCTTCATATACTCATGAAGGTCATTAAACTCAGTAATATCGCTTATTAATTCAAGTGTATTTTTGTCTTCAGCCATTTTTTATCCTCTTATCTAATTTATCAACAAATAAACCTAATGGGTACCCAACACTAAGCCCGACCAATGTTCCAAACAAAAAGGTAATCATTATATGAAACGTCCAATCAAAGTAGACCCAACCCATAAACCAAAAATTCCCATCACTGCTGGAAATACTGGTGGAACTGGAACTGGCAATTTAAACAATGTAAAAATTGCTCCTACTGCAGCTCCTGTAAATGTGCATAAAATAATTTCTCTCATCGAAGTCTTCCATCTACATAAATATGGTTTTCTTTCTTAACGTCTACCTTAACTGCTGGAGTAACATCCTGCCATTCAGTACCTTCTATTCTAACTTCACGATCATAAATTCCTGTGTCTACTTTTTTCTGAACATCCTCATCTACAATTTGAAGCCATTTTTCTTCACCATGCTCTGCAATACCATCAGCCCATTCTTTTGAACCTGGATAATCCCACTGAGCAAAAACTCTTACAAAAACTTTTTTATTTCCGCCTGTTACTGCTTTTGCAGAATGCCAGTACGGTATCCCTGAAGGAAAAACTGTTACATCTCCTGCTCCAGGTTTATATGTTATAACCTTTGGAATTTCATCAATTTCATTTAAAAATTCTACGTCTCCGCCTTCATAGTCATCATTAATGTAAATTGTAATGGTTATAATCTGTTGTGCTCTTGGTTGACCAACTCTATGCTTGTGTGCATCGGTATGAAATGTAATTGCAAGCTTTTTATCTGGGTGAATGTCATGCTTTAAAACCTCAATAACAGAATAATGCATTCTTGTAGCACCCTGCTCATTAAGCTTCCAATTATCAATATACTCTGGCCAGTATCCTGATTCTGACCATTCATTAATATAATCTTTAAAAACAACAGCAAATATGTCATATAGCTTTTGTCTAAAGTTATACAAGAACTCAATATTTTCATCTTCAATATTAGCTGGCTTTTGCTTAAAATTAAAAAATGTTTTCTTTCCAAATGTATGCCACGGGACCCACTCATTTAATGGAGATATGTCTTCTTTTTCTTGAGGAAGAACTCCATGGTTATCTCCTCTTGTAGAAAGTTCTTCGTGTGTTATCTCAAATTGACTTGTATCATTCTCATACAAATCCATAAGATCATAAAATCTTTTTAACTCGTCTTTATCAAACATGTCCCTATATATAACAACTTGCGGCATAACTTGATATTTATTCATGATTTTCCTCCCAGAAATTAATTAATTCTTCTAATATTGCCCATTCAATAATCCCAAGTCTAACTTTAGATTCGGATCCAATAATGATTTTTAATGCTGGATACATGTCTCTGTTTACTTTAAAAGTATCTGTGCATATTTTAGCCCAAACATCTTTGTTAAGAGTAAATGATTTTCCTGCTTCTTTATAATCTACAAGAAATTGTTTCCATTGTGCATCTCCTTTTTGATAGTCTCCACGCCCAGAGTTTTTTTGTGCTTTTGCACCATCTCTTTTAATCTCTGATCTTTCTGACATCAACCTATCCTATGCACAGTCTCATGTCCTTGTGAACATGTCCATTTCATTATTAAATTTTCAGAGTCCCACAACCCACCATCTACATCTAGCTCACACTTAGAGCACGGTCTAATTCCTGAAAGCTCTTCAAATGTAGAATTGATTTGCTTTTGCTCTTTATTATTAAAAAATTCATCCAGCTTTGGCATCTATTTCCTCTATCAATTTAGACACTACATCTGGATTATCACGTAAATACTGTACTGCTTTTGCACGACCCTGTAGTCGTTCACCATTAACTGTGTACCAAGCACCGCCTTTTTCAACGCATCCCACCATTTCTGCAACATCCAGTGTTTCTCCAACTAAGTCAACGCCTAACGTTTCTCCTTGGTAATAGAAATCGTACTGTCCTGAAAGATTAGGGGGGCCGAGTTTGTTGTAATCAATAATCCAATTGACTGGTCTGCCAACTCTTTGTTCAATAATTTTGTCACCAACTTTAACGCCCGCTTTGATCGCATTAGCTTCAGCTTCTGAAGACCATAGTTTAATGACCGTGGAAGAAAAGAATTTAACTGCCATTCCTCCTGTCGGAATGTGGGAGGCATGCATAGATCCAAATTGATTTCTTTGCTGTGAGATGAGAACCAGTAGTGTGTTTTTGTTTGCATAATTTAACATTTTGACTGCATGAGTCATATCCTTTGCTTCTGCTCCGATTTGCTTTGTATCTTGCAAATCTTTCATTTCATTGCCATCTTTTTCAAAATAAATTGCTGGAAGAAGAGCTGAAATAGAATCTACAACTATTAAATCAACACCTGCGTCCATTAGCTTGGTAGCAACATCTACCATGTCGTTAACTGTTTTTGCTGGTGAGTAAATAAGGGAAGATGAATCTACTCCTAAAGTTTCAGCCCATCCTTGATCATAAGAAGCTTCTGCATCAATCCAAGCACAAGTCTTACCTTCTTTTTGTGCAAGAGCAATCATTTGTAAACAAAAAGAAGATTTACCTGCAGATTTATTCCCCCATACAAGTACTTGTCTACCATATCCAAGTCCGCCCTTTAATGCCATGTTTAGGCCAATACTTGGTGTTTTTTGTTTTTCAACTTTTACATCTTGTGCTGCTTTTACTCGTGCTCTTGTTTTTGGATCTAATCCTGCAAGGATATCATCAATCGCTATAGTCATCTATTTTCTCTTTCTTTACTATAATTATATCATTAAAACAAATTGCCGTGAAGTCTTTGTCTATTATTATTTATCTGCATCTTTTTAAATAGTTGTTCATCTAAACTATGTTCAATAAATCCAGCATTACGCATAGCTGCATATAAATCTAGCAGTCTAATTAAAACGTCTGCCATCTCTTCTACAACTTCTTCAGACCCTTTATTTTTACGGATAGCTTCCAAAACTTCAGTAACTTCCGAATGTACGAGAGCAAGTTTATTGCCCAACTTATCGTGGTTTTTTGGACCATCCCAGAACCCCTTTTCAATAGCCGTTTCGTGTAAAATTGCTGCTAAAGCATCCAGGCCATAGTCAGTAACAAGCGATACCGATGATCCTTGCGAAGGTGGAATTGAATTGCTAGTTATCATTTGATTCCTTTTCTCTTAATTTAAATACAAATGTTTGATTGTCTGAATTATAATCAACTTGTAATTCTTTATCTATAGTAGCAGCGTTTAAAAATAAATTGCTAGGTATTACAATTTCTTTTTGAATTTCTAAAATTGCAACTAATATTTTTGACACATTAAGCGAAGCAAAAATATCTTGTGGGTCTGTATTTGTCATTCTTTCTCCTCTAAAAACTTAATACCATAGACGTTCCATGGTCTTCTTATTGAAAAAAATCCTACCGTTTCATTATTTTTTTGAGTATGTATTCCCTCTTCGTAGCTTACTATCCTCATTGTTATTTTATCTGTTTTTGGATTGTACTGAACATTAACGTGTCCACCAATATCCTTAATATAATCACTAAAATCTGGATCATAAGGGTTTACACTAGTATCGCTTGGAGGCATATCGTATTTATTTAAATGAATTAATTCTTTTCTATCAAAAACTAATTCTCCTAAATTTTCAAATATTAAAGTCAATAAAACTGAAGAGTTTAATCTATTAAACATTTCAGTTACTTGATTATTTCTTCTTTCAGTTTCTTCACGAGTTAATGTTATTCCATCATCGTGATATATGGTTGGTGTCCAATTTTGTTCCATTTATATATCCTTCTTATGAATGAGCATAATCATTCCACCTAGATCTAACGCAAACATAACCTATGCTTTCGTTTTCTGACATTTTGGATTCCGCTTCACCTTTTGACATTAAGGTAAAAGTAAATAAATCTTTTTCAGAATCAAAATTTAGTTGAACGTACCCACCATTTTCTTTAATATAATCCATATAAGAATCCATATATGTATCAATGGCTGTAAAATCCTGTAGGTCTTCTGGCTTTTGATATTTTAAAATATTTTCTAGCTCTGATTTCCTGATCTCTACTGGTCCAGTGGCTTTTAGCACGGCAGTAAGCATATTAGATGCATTTAGTCTTTTTACAATTGTTTCAATGTTATTTTCTATCACATTATCTCCTTAATATTTAATGTACCGTCATCTAGTTTTGATAGTTTAACTTTACATTTCATTCCTTCTCTCATTTTTGCAAGAGTCATTTTGTACATAGCTGGGAATGCAATTGCTCTAGTTAAATTTTTATCTCTATCTGATAATACAATATGACTCATTTGTTTACCAGCTTTTGTAGTATATGGCGTAAAGTTTACCACAATATATTCATCCTCTTCCAAGTCATATTGTTTTTTATAAAGATAATCAACAAATAAATCGTTTGACTCTGGGTTAATATCAGACACCTTAATATATCGTGCAATACGATTATCTCCAACTAAAATAAAATACATCTGTCCAGTTTCAATTTGAGTTTGTTCTGTATGGAAAAGTCCTACGGATCCAGTTTCATCTACTAGCTCTACTCTAGCCCATCCATTTCCACGTTTAATTGATTTAACCATTCCAAACATGACAAATGAGCCAAGGTCATCGAATTCCTCAATCGGTCTAGCTTGTGCTTTAATTCGTGGCGGAATGCCTTCAAGATTAAAGCTTGGAATTCCTAAATATTCGTAGTAATTGTCTTTTTCATTTCCTTGCCTTTTGTTATCAGGAAACGCAGCACCGCCGATGGCGTTAAGAGCAGTAATAGCACGGCTATTAATGCCAGAACCTTTCTTTGATGCTTTCTCAATAAAGTCAGCATAATCATTGTATGGTCTTCTTTCTATAATTTTATTTGCAATACTATCAGAGATAAATTTAATTTCTGATAAACCAAATCTAATTGAATCTTTTTGTAAAGAAAAATATAGCTCTGACTCATTAATGTGTGGCAACAAAACTTTAAGACCTAGTCTTTTTGCTTCAATTAAATATTCAGTTCTAGCATCTTTATCATTTTCATTTTTAAGGATTGAAAACATGAATTCAAGAGGGTAATAAGTTTTAAGCCAAGCAGTATAGTAAGAAAGCATGGAATAAGCAACAGCGTGAGAACGGTTGAAAGAATAACCTGCGTGAGCTTCAAAATCATGCCATAACGCTTCTGCTTTTTTCTTAGAAATGTGCTGTGAAGCGCCATCAATAAATTTATCCTTGAATTGGTCAAATTCTTTTGCATCTTTTTTCTTACCAATGATCTTACGAACTTTGTCAGCTTCCGCCCAAGTCATCCCTCCTAGGTGTACGCATGCCTGCATAACCTGCTCTTGATATATAATAACACCGTAAGTATTTTCTGTAAAAGGCTTCATAATAGAATGGGTATAGTCAACAGCTTCGTTACCATTTTTTCTATTGATATAAGCAGCACCTACTGTATTCATAGCGCCAGGGCGTACCAGAGCATTTGATGCAGCTAAATCTTCAAACTTATCCACGCCCATCTTAATTAAAAGATTAGTATATGGAGTTGCTTCAGCCTGAAATACTCCTTTTGTATACCCTTCATTTAACATTTGATAAACTTTTGGGTCATCTAATGATAATTTGTTTAAGTCGATAGTTTTACCTGTACGCTCTTTGACTGATTTTAATGTATCTGAAATAACAGATAGCGTCTTTAACCCCAAGGCATCTAGTTTAATCAAGCCAATATCTGCGACTGTATCCATATCGTAAGCCACCACTGGGATTCTTCCAGACACTTTATCCTGTGCATCTTCACGAGATTCAACAGGAGCAAACTTGCGTAAATCATCTTTTGCAACCACAACTCCTGCGGCGTGTACACCAACAGATCTAATTCGGCCACGCAATCTGTCCGCTAACCAAACAACTTCGGGATATCTCAATCTAAATTCTTTTGTATTTGGAGAATCAATAAAATCTTCAAATGTATCTACAGTTTTTAATGCACGATTGACTTCTTGTAGAGGCACCATGAATACACGAGCAGCATCACGAACTACACCCTTGTCTTTAAAATAAGTAAAGGTAGAAATAGATGCAACGTGCTTAAACTTCTTCTTTAAATAATCTTTAACTTCTTTACGACGACGGTCCTCAAAATCCGTATCAATATCTGGAAAGTCATTTCGCTCTGGGTTAATGAATCGAAAGAACAGTAGGTCATATTTAATTGGATCTACATCAGTAATTCCTAATGTATAGCAAACCAATGAACCTGCAGCAGAACCACGACCTGGGCCCACCATGATGTCATTTTCTTTTGCCCAACCGATCATATCTCCGACAACAAGGAAATAAGAAGCAAACTTTTTTTGCTTAATGATATCTAATTCTTCTTCTAGTCTTAACTCATATGTATCGTTTCCAAGCCAGGATGATGTGAGCTTAAGCTTTTCTAGCCCTTCAAATGCCATTTCACGCAATTTTTTATCCGCATTAGTTTTAGGAACTGGAAGAAGGTCAAGCCCTTGATTGAAGTCGTAACTATCAATCTTATTAGCAATCTCAACTGTATTGTCATAAATATCAGTTCTTGTAATGCCAGCCTGATTAAAATCAGATTCAATTTCAGAACGACTTTGAATAAATAAATTCATTC